CCGGATTTGTGATGATCAACGCTCCCACCGGGGGAGTGTTTAGGGCGTTGGCCTGGATTACCAGGCAGTAGATACTATCTTTTTGTGGAACCGGTCGATCGCATTAGCGGTCGGCGCGGTTGGGGTGGCTGGTGCGACCAGCCGTGCATCCTCGCCGTAGTAGGCGAGGTAGGCGTGTGCGGCGGAACGGGTGCCAATGAGCCGCACTGCGTTGGCTAGCTCAGCCTTGAGCGCGCCAGCGTGCATGTCTAGCTCACTGTGACTGCCGGCTGCCAGGAGGTCGAAGACGGCCTTGACTTTGACGCTGGCACGGCGGTCCATCTCGGCGATGTCCGACTGGCGCACACCGGCTTCGAAGCGGCGGGGGGCGTACAGGAGTGCAACCTGCGTGCGTAGCTTGTGGGCCGACACGTGGACGCCCTGCGACGGCACAACGCGCAGGCCGACGAACTCTCCGCTGCGGAGGTTGGTCTTATCCTTGGCGACGAAAGTCCAGTCGTCCTGTGACCAGTCGCGGCGGTGGCGGGGCCTTGCGACCCAGAGCAACACGTCGTCGCCGGCGAAAGCCATGTGGGCCTTCGGGCTTATCTGCAGGCGCAAGTTCGTGTAGGCGATGTTACGCAGCGTGTTCAGCAGGAAAGTCCAGCGGTCGCCGGAAAACTGCATCAGACCGAGGTTGCCAACGAACGAGTAGGTGTGTGTCCGCAGCGCGACGAACTCCTGCACGAAGGCCGGCCCGAAGCCAAGCTTGGTGAGTAGTTTGGCGTCAAACTGCAGGCACGCGCCGTTAACGCCGTTGTCCCAGGCAGTGTAGTCACATGCCGTGTAGCGTGTGCCGGCCATGGCATTGGCGGTGGCGGCCCATTCGGCGAAGGCCGCATTGGAGCGGCGTAGGTGGACGTAGACATTTGGAGGGCAGGCCGCCAGCACGACGCGCTCGACATAGAGAGCGGCGGCGGCGTGGAGCATGTTTCGGCTCATGGTGAGGTCTGCCACCGTCTGACCCGCACCAGCTGGCGAGCCGTACTTCTCGTCTTTCTTTAGCTCTTGCGCCTTGAGCGTGAGGCGAGCGAAGTTGACGGGCTCATCAAAGTCTTCCCTGTCGAGCGACTCTTGGGCCTGAGCCACCGTGCGGCCGTCGAGCCAACTTGTGTATGCCTCTTCGACGCACGTCTCGAACAGCGCTTCGTTGAACACGGTCGGCAGGCTTGGTATGACCGCTTCGAAGTGTTTCATTAGCTTAGCGCCTAGTGGAGCACCGGCACGGTACTCAGCCTCGTTTTCGACTGAGCTGGCTAGGTTGAGTCGCTTGTCCTCAGACAAGCGGCTCGTGGCGAGGTCGTGCCGCTTGTGGGCGAGAACGTTTGGGTCGCGGGTGTGACCGAGCTGCGTGGTGACTTCCTGGCCTTTGCGTCGCTCAGCGTACTCGGCGGGGAGACCGAGGTCGAATCGTCGACTGACAATAGGGTCAACGAG